AGGTCACGCCGATGAACGTCGACCACACGCCGATCGAGTGCACCCTGCAGGACTTCTATGCCGGCGACTACGTCGACAAGCTGGACGAAGCCAAGGTCAATCACGACGAGCGCATGGTCATCGCCAATGCCGGTGCCTGGGGCCTCGGCCGCAAGACCGACGAGCTGATCATCGCCCAAGCCGACCAGACCGGCTCCTTCGTCGGCAGCTATGCCAGCGGTCTCAACCGGACCCTGCTGCTGCAGGCGGTGGAGGCGCTGGACGACAACGACGTGCCGGACGACGGCATGCGCTGGGGGCTGCTGACGCCGCGTCAGTGGTCCATCGCACTCACCATCCCGGAGTTCGCCAGCGCCGATTTCGTCGGCGACGACCTGCCCTACATGCAGCGTAATCGCACGCGCGCCTGGCTCGGCGTCAACTGGATGCGGCACACCGGCCTGCCCGGCAAAGGCACGGCCAACGCGGTGTGCTTCACATACCACAAGAACGCGCTCGGCCATGGCTCCGGGGCCGACGTGACCAGCGACATTACCTGGCACGGCGACCGGGCGGCTCACTTCGTCAACAACATGATGAGCCAGGGGGCCTGCCTGATCGATCCGGAGGGCGTGATCGAGATCCGCGTCGATGACACTGCCACCATCCCGGCCTGAGGAGAGCTGATCCATGGCATACAACGCAAAGTACCTGACCCTCATGGCTCACGGCGCCGGGCAGCAGTGGTGGTCCTACCGAACGGCCGACACGCCGGCCGCGGTGGACACCACCGGCTACTTCACCGGCGAGGCCGTCGGCATGCTGAAGGTCGGCGATCTGGTCTTCGTGCAGCAGGTCGACAACCCGGCGGCACCGGCCAGCATCTCGGCCGCAGGCTGGCATCTGGTGCTGTCCAACAACGGCACCACGGTCGGCGTCTCCAATGCGACCGCCGTCGCCACCTCCGATACCGACTGAGGCAGCTCAGCCCGGTTTTCTTCCGCGGGCGGCCCTGCGGGGCCGCCCGCTTCCTTTTTTCACTCGACCATAGGGAGCGCTCCATGGCCAAGGCCCTGTCGCAGAATCTCGAGACCATCGCCGCGCTGCAGAGCTTCTGCATCTTCGGCTACCAGACCGAGGATCTCCTCGCAGCCGTGGCTGCCGAGGACTATTTCGTCAGCTGCGCCTCCCGGCTCATGGTCAACGACCTCATCCTGGTCTGCGCCGAAGCCGGGCATAACCCCGCCTGGGGACTGTTTCTCGTCAATCGCGTCGGGCCCGACGGGGTCGGCCTGGAGAACGTCGCCGGACTGACCCCCGACACCATCAACGGCCTGACCTTCCTGCGCAGCCCCCTGGCGAGCCTGCCGGTCGGCAAGGTGCTGCGACAGGCCAAGGCCGCGAGGGCCCCGCGCCTGCGCGGCGAAACCGCCTGAGGAGCAATGCCATGAGCGACGTTACGGGACTCTGCAACTCCGCGCTGGCAAAGATCGGGGCCGCGCGTATCACTGCGCTGGATGAAGGCAGCAAGAATGCCAGCCTTTGCGCCGAACTCTACGAGCGCTGCCGCGACGACCTGTTGCGCGCGCATACCTGGAACTTCGCGACGGCACGCGCCAAGCTGGCGCGGCAGGCAGAGGCGCCGGTCTTCGGCTATGCCTACGCTTATGCCCTGCCGACTGACTGGATCCGCAGCGTCGCGGCCCATGGCGACGAAGGCGGCAGGTCGGCGCTCACCTATAGAATCGAAGCAAGCAGCCTGCTCAGTGACGCGGCGGATGTCTATCTGCGCTACATCCGCCGCGTCGAGGGTGCCAATTCGATGCCGGCCGACTTCCGCGAGGCGCTGGCCTGCCTGCTGGCGCGCGAACTGGCGGTGCCCATCGCGCAGTCCAACACCCTGGAAGAGAAGCTGGAGGCGCGCTTTCGCACAAGGCTGCGGCGCGCCCGCACGACCGACGGGCTGGAGGATCAGCCGGAGCCGATGCCGGCCGGCGCTTGGGCGGCGGTGAGGTGAGCCATGCCACGCGCCAATCTGCTTCAATCCGCCTTCAATGCCGGTGAACTCGGGCCGCGCCTGGCGGCCAGGGTCGACTTCGCCAAGTACCGCAACGCCGGGGCAAGGGTCGAGAACCTGATTCCCCTGGCGCAGGGCGGGGTGACCCGGCGGCCAGGCACGCGCTTTGTCGCGCCCTCCGCCGACCATGACAAACGCCCGAGGCTGCTGCCTTTCGAGTTTTCGACGGAGCAGGCCTATATCCTGGAAGCGAGCGACGGCCGTTTTCGGTTCTTCCGGAACAAAGGCCAGATCGTGGTTTCGCCGACAGACGCGACCATCAGCAACGGCGGTTTCGACGACAACATCAACGACTGGGACAGCCTGTCGTCCGGCAGCGCCGCCATCGACCACGTGCTGGTGGCCGGCGATGAGGCCGACCTCCTGCGCTTCGCACAGCTGGCCACCCTGAGCTGGGGCGACTTCACGGCCAACCGGGCCCATGTCGGCCTCAGGTTCACCGTTGCGGTCGACGGCGCGGTTCCACAGGCCTCGCTCCAGGTCGCCGTGGTGACCACCCCCTTCACCGCGGTGGCTCGCATCTACACCAACAGCGGCGCCAGCCCGGGCACGCAGGTGGGTCTCGACAGCGACCCGCTGGTGATCGACCAAGCGGGCGTCCATACTTTTACGTGGTCGACCAAGCCCGACGTTACAAACGGGTCGACCTACTGGGTCGTTTTCAGCGATGCCACGCTGGACGGCACCGGTCTTGCCACCGTCAGCCTTTGCGCCGATCAGGGTGCAGCCTATGCTTCCGGCTTCCACGACACCATCACCGCCATTGCCGATCAGTCGGGCGGCTTCACCTCGACGCGCGATCTGCGTGCGGAGGTGAAGGTCGAGACGGCAGAGAGCAACGGCGCGCTGGCCTTGATCGGCGCGGCCTCGTCGGTGGCCGCGGCAGAGCAAGATGTCGCGGTGACCGACCTGGACCAGGAGCACGTGCTGGCCCTCCGGGTCATCGGCGCACCAGGGGACAGGATCAAGGTCAGGATCGGACGGACGAGCGGCGGCGATCAGTTCCTGGCCGACACCGAGGTGGCGGTGGGGCGGCATGTAATCGCGTTCACGCCGGACGCCAGCCCCTTCTACCTGCAGTTCCGCAACGAGGTCGCTAAGACCCTCTATGTCGACGATGTGGCGCTGGTCGGCTCCGGCGCGAGCGATCTCTCGCCGCTGGCCTTGGCCACGCCCTACCGGGAGAACGACGTCCCCTTGCTCAAATGGGCACAGTCCGCGGACGTGATGTATTTCGCGCACCCCGGCTACGCGCCCCACAAGCTCGGGCGCTTCGGCAACACCACCTGGTCGCTCACCGAGGTGCCCTTCGACGATGGCCCCTACCTGGACGAGAACGTCGACGCGGCGAAGACCCTGAAACCTTCGGCGGCCAGCGGCATCGGCATCACCATCACGGCGACGGGACATGCGCCCTTCAGGGAGGGCGATGTGGGCCGGCCGATCCGCCTCAGGCCCTCCGGCGAGTCGGGCTGGGCGGTCGTGACGGAATTCGTCAGCCCCGAGCAGGTTAAGGCGGACGTGAAACGTGCCTTCGCCAACGCCAACACGACGCCCAACTGGCGTCTCGGTGCCTGGTCGGCCGAGCGCGGCTATCCCTCGGTGGTGACCTTCTTCGAGCAGCGTACCGCCTGGGCCAACACCCGGTCGCAGCCGCAGAGCTTCTGGATGTCGCAGTCAAGTGACCTGGAGAACATGCGGCCGGACAGCTTCGAGGGCGGCGCCGTGGAGGTGCAGGACGACGACGGCCTGGACTTCACCATCGCGGCCGATGAGGTGAACGCGATCCGTTGGCTGTCGCCGGGACGCCAGCTGATCCTCGGAACCTCCGGTGGCGAATGGTCGGTGACCTCGGACGGGCCGGTCGTGACCCCGAACGACATCGAGGTGAAACGCGAATCGACCAACGGCAGCGCCGATATCATGCCGCTGCGCATCAGCTCCATTGTACTCTTCGTGCAGCGGGCCAGACGCAAACTGCGCGAGTTCGTATTCAGCCTCGAGACGGACGGGTTCCGCACACCGGACCTGACCATCCTGGCGGACCACGTCACCGAGAGCGGCCTGCGCGAGATCGTCTACCAGCAGGAGCCGGACAGCCAGGTCCACTGCGTGCGCGAGGACGGTGTGCTCGCCACCCTGACCTATCAGCGCGAGCAGGATGTGGCGGGCTGGTCGCGGCACATCCTGGGTGGCCGCTTCGGCAACGGCACGGCGGTTGTCGAGAGCATCGCGAGCATTCCCGGCAGCCCGGCATCCGGCAGCGGGAACCGCGATGAAGCCTGGGTTGCGGTGAAGCGAACGATCAACGGCGTCACCTTTCGCAGTATCGAGGTCTTCGAGGGCTCTTTTGAAGGGCCGAACCCGGAGGCTTTCGACGACGAAGCTGATTTCGACGCAGACGTGCTGGCGCGCCAGAAGGATGCGTTCTATGTCGACTGCGGGCTCACCTACCAGGGGCCGCCGACACAGTCGTTCTCCGGCCTCGACCATCTGGAAGGGGAGACGGTGTCGATCCTGGCCGACGGCGCGCTGCATCCCGATCGCGTCGTCGCCGGCGGCGCCATCACCCTGCAGGTGCCGGCAAGCACGGTCCATGCCGGCCTGCCATACCGCCACGTCTTCACGTCCCTGAAGCTGGAGGCGGGCGCCGCCGCGGGGACAGCGGTCGGCAAGGTGAAGCGGGTACACGGCATCGCCCTGGTTCTGTTGCATTCGCTCGGCCTGCGCATCGGCCCGTCTATCGCGCAGCTGGAGGACGTGCCCCTGCGCGACGTGCGTGACGCCATGGACACGGCGGTGCCGCTCTTCACCGGCGAGCGTTTCGTCAGTTTCGACGGCGATTTCGACCGCGACGCCCGCATCGTCATCAGCGGCAACGCACCTCTGCCCTTCACTCTGCTTGCCGCCGCGCCGGAGCTGAAGACCAACGAGCTGCTCTGATGGGCCGGCCCCGTATCGTGACCTTCGAGCCTGCACACCTGGCGGATCTGGACCCGCCGGTCTTCGATCAGGAGCAGATGCAGCGCTTCGCCGCCGCCTATCGGGCCGCCGGTCCGGCCTTTTCCCTTGTCGAGGGGGACCGGGCGATCGGGAGCGGCGGCCTGCTTGTCGAGGGCGGTGAGGGGCGGGCGTGGGCCTTTCTATCCGATCGCTTGCGGCAGCGGCCGGTGCTGCTGCACCGCACGGTGAAGCAGGCGCTGCCCGCCCTGGTCCGACACTACCAACTGCAGACGGTGAGCGCGGAGGCGCATGCCGACTTCGCCGGGGCGCGCCGCTGGCTGGATCGGCTCGGCTTTCGCTACGAAGCGCTTCTTCCCCAATTCGCGGGCACAACTGAGACTTATGCGAGGTATCGTCTATGGGCGCACTGACATTGGTCGGCACCGCGCTGAGCGCGGTGGCGGCCATTTCCGCCGGACAGGCACAGGCCAATGCCGCAGAGTTCAATGCGGAGATGGCGCAGCAACAGGCGGAGCGCGAGCGGCAGATCGCCGATGGCGAAAGCAAGGACTACAGGCGCCGCAACAGCCGCCTGCTCGCCACGTCGCGGGCGCGCCGCGCCGGCAGCGGTGTCACTTCACAAGGGTCTCCACTGCTGGTGGACGAAGCGACCGCCGCCGAGATCGAGCTGGGCGCCCATGACATCCTCGCCGGCGGCGCCGCCAATGCCTATGGCTACCGGCAGCAGGCCGCACTGTCCCGTTCTCAGGCGCGGAACGCAAGGCCCGGTGCCTTCCTGTCTGCCGGCTCGACCCTGCTGACCGGCGCTGCCAAGACCGACTACGGCAGCTTCCTGGAGTTCTAACGGCGATTGCCGATCGCAGATATTCCCAATCATTTCGAGGTTTCCAATGCCCCGCATTCCCTCCGCGGCCGACGTGAATCCCGTCGGCGCCTCTGCAGCCCGCTTGCCCAACGTTCGTGCAGGGGCGGGCGACTTCGGCCTCGCGATAGCGCAAGGCCTGGCCGATGTCGGCAGGGGGCTCGGCGACGTAGGGGACAGGTTGAGCATGGATGCCCGCGCAGCCGCCGAAGAGAAAGGATGGGAGGAAGGGAGTACCGAGACAAAGCAAAACCAGCTCGCCACGGCGGACGCGACGACCGATATCGTGGTGCACAGGGTCAACCTGCGCGAAGCAGCCATTCAGATGCTGGACGGCTGGGACTACGACGGCAGCCTGCCCCGAGAGGCGGCCAGGAAGGCTTCGCAGGCGCTCTCAGCTCTCGAGGAGGGCCGGCTGAAGACCCTGCCGCCGGAACGGCGGGCGGCAGCCAAGGCGGCGGCGGCGCCGATCCGGCAGGGCCATGGCCTGCGGACGGCGCAGCGCGCGCAGAACCGCAATGTCGAAGCGCTGAGCCAAAAGACCGACGAGACGCTCCAGCTTCTGGAGAGTCAGGCCGTGCGCGAGCCGCAGGCGGCGGAGCGCTATGCCGGCGAAGGCACGGCGCTGCTTCAGTCCCTTTTCAAGGCCGGCGCCCTGTCGGAGGGGCAGTTTGCCGCGCAGAGCGAGTCCTTCCGCCGCAGTCTTTATACGGCAGTGGTGCGCGGGCAGCCGGCTGTCGCGGCGCTGGCGGAGCTGGAAGACGGCGTTTACGACGAGGCGCTGGCGGATCCCGCGCTGAAGCGGTTCCTGATGACGGAGACCGTCTGGCGCCTGCAGGGCGAAGCAGCGCTAGGCGCCGCCGGCGTGGAGGGGCAGGTGGCCCGCGCCCGGCGTGGGGAGGCGGTGTCGGCCGGGCTCCAGGCGCGCGCGCAGCGCATTCTCGATGCCGGCGCGATGGCCAATGCCGGGCCCGCGGTCGAGCGCGCGCAGCGGATCCGTTCCGAACTGCAGAGCCTGCGCTACGCCCCCGAGGCGGCGGTCGAGGAGGGCCTTGCGGCTCTGGCGTCGGCAGCCGATGGGCTGGGCGCCGATGAGCGCCTGAAGATTCGGGAGGAAGTCCGGGTCCAGAGTCAGGCCATGCTGCGCGAGCGGCACAGCGATCCTGCCGCCTACGTGATGGGCCAGCCGGCGGTGGCGGAGGCCTTCGCTGCTGCGGAGAGGGACCCCGCATTGCTGCCGGACGCGGTGGCCGCCCGCCTGGCGGCGCAGGCGGCCATGGGATTGGCGCCGGAGCTGCGGGGCGCCCTCACCAAGGTGGAGCGCGGGCAGATCCTGGCCGGCCTGCAGCCGTTGGTGCCAAGGGATCGTTGCGCGGCGCTGGAGGCGCTGGCCAGGCAGTATGGCGATCAGGCCGGTCAGGTCGCTGCCGACCTGGCCGAAGCGGGGTTGTCGCTCCTGGAGACACTGCTGCTCGAACCCGGCAGCGATGCCGCCGGCTGGCTGAAGATGGCCCGGTTGGTGGACAGCCAGCACCAGGAACAGCGGAGCAAGCCCCCCGATGCCGACGCAATTGCCGAGACAGCAGGACGTCTCCTGCAGGAAGGCAGATAGACCGGAGGCAGCAACCTTGCCGACCGATCGGCACCGCCTGAAGACATGAGT